TATTATAGTATTATAAGTTAAACAAACAAACGCAAGGGGCATTGCACATGAAGAACATTAAATTACTTGAAGGCACTTATAAGATCCGAGGCAAGGACGTTGAACTTGCTGGAATGGTGTTTCCGTTAGTTGAAGGATACAAGGTAGGGACGCAGGGCGGATACGTAACAGTAGACGGCGCGGCAGTAAATGGTTTTCCAGATCGTAACATTAAGATCAAGGTCAGTGGACCTGAGTGCTACGAAGATGGAACAAAGGCTAAGGTCACCAAGCGTGAAGAGACAGACGAGGAAACAATCGATCGTCTACGTGAACGCTTTGAGATGTTAGAAGACATGACTCGTGCAACCAAACGTGGTGACGTACGAGCCATGATAGTAAGTGGCCCTCCAGGAGTTGGTAAGTCACATGGTGTAGAGAAGGTCCTAGGCAAGCATGAATTAATTGCTGCACTAGGGGACAGGCCTGCGAAGTATGAAGTGGTCAAGGGTGCAATGAGTGCGATAGGTTTGTATTGCAAACTCTATAAGCATGCAGACAAAGACAACATTTTAGTCTTTGATGACTGCGATAGTATCTTTAGCGATGAACTAAGTCTGAACATTCTAAAAGCTGCTCTAGACAGCAAGAAGAACAGACGCATTTGCTGGAATACAGACTCGTTCAAATTACGGAACGAAGGTGTGCCAGATAGCTTCAGCTTCGCAGGCGGTGCCATTTTTATTACCAACATCAAGTTCGATAACGTTAAGAGCAAGAAGATGAGAGATCACTTGGAAGCACTTGAGTCACGTTGTCACTACATGGACTTGACAATTGATACGGATCGCGAGAAGATGTTGCGTATCAAACAGATTACCAAGGACGGCATGCTTGCAGAGTACAAGCTGTCAGAAGAAGTAGAACAAGAGATTATCGAGTACATGGAGACCAACAAAGCCAAGCTGAGAGAGCTGAGCTTGCGGACAGTACTTAAGATAGCAGACTTGGCCAAAGCTTTCCCCGACAAGTGGGAAGCAATGGCAGAGAATACTGTGATGCGTCGAGCCTAGCTCCGCGTTACAGTATGCGAAGGTCAGTCGAGGATGTGCCCTCGTCCGAAGCTGGCCGTACTATGTCATTGAACGATCTAGCCCTCACGCTATGTTCATTGACAACTTGGGAACTACGATAGTTCCGTCAGAAGCCTCGTATAGTGTGCCCTCGCTATACGGGGCTTCACCTTATTCAAATTAGGGGTTGACAGAACCATATATTGGTGCTATACTGTATATAACAATTAGGGCAAAGGGCAAATAACATGAAACAAGCAATTTTAAATACCACAGTTAGTCTAATAAGCAATGTGATGTCAGCGATATGTGTGCTGGGATTTTGTTTATTAATACTAAATTAGGGGTTGACAATACGTCCAAACGGATGTATACTGTAAGTATAAACAATAACAAATGAGGGCAAATAACATGAACAAGATATTAGCAACACTAGCACTAGCACTTACCATAGCAAGCACATCAGCTCAAGCTGGTCACAACAACGGCACACAGGACTTGATCAAAGGTATTGGAGTGCTTATTATATTAGACTCAGTGTTTGGTAACAACAACAACAACAACAACCACAGTCACAACAATGGTGGATACATACAGGACGATCGCGGTGTGTACCAAAGACAGTGTAGCGGTAACCTAGGCTGTTCACCACAAGACAACAACCGTTGGAACAATCCTCGCAAGCATGGCTATGCCAAAGGACGCAATTCAAATGGTTCAAGCAACGGTCAAGTATGTGGTCAACGTGTAGAGCACTTTAGAGACTACAGTGAAACACTACACCTAAGCTGTAACGGTGACGTTCTTTACGTAACTAGACACAGGAAGTAGAACCATGCATACAACTATATCCAACAACAAACGTAGGAGTCGTAAAATGCTAGCAGTCAATGGAGTAAGCTATACTCAACTAGGCGAGTATGTAGAACAGAAGAACAGGTGGCAGGCTATATTCAAAGCGCCAGAGATTACCTTTCCTCTAAGCCAAGCCACAGCTGATCATCTTATGGAAGGCATTGCATCAGCACTGAGTCCAGAGAACCTAGGCTGTGATGGAGAGCTGAGCTCACGCCAAGTAAGAGCAAAGGCACGTGAGCTAAACGCTGTCAAGGCTGAGCTAGAACAATACTGTTTGAACAACTGGCTAGACACTCCGGTGTGTAGCTATTAGGGGTTGACATCTAGTGTATAGGTGTTATACTGTAAGTACATTAAACAAACGCAAGGGGCATTGCACATGACTACAATCAACTTAACAACTACTGACTTAGACCTTTACACTGTAGAGGACCTACAAACTATAATGGCTGCGGCCAAGACAGCTGCCTATGATGCAGCTACAGCAAGCATTGAGCGACGCGGTGAGCTAGGCTACTGTGGCTTTGCATGGGTTAACATACACGGCATCAAAGGCAACACCAAGCTAGGCAAGCGTATGAAAGCTGCTGGCTATGAGAAGGACTACAGTGGAGCCTACAGTATATGGAACCCTAGTAGCTTAGGTACGCAGTGTATGAGCACCAAGGAAGAGGGTGCTCAGGCTGCTGCTAAGGTGTTCAAAGCTTGTGGCTTTACTGCTTACGCAGGAAGCAGAGCAGATTAACTTCTAAGATACGAAGTGGGGGAGGGGTATAGTGTGCAAACATTATACCTTTTTTCTTGACTGCTTAATGAAAAGAAAAAATCTTTTTGAAAAAATATTTCCGGGGGGTCGGGGTATATAAAACAAAATTTGATTTAACTAGCAGCTAGCGTTAATGGATTTTTTAAAGTGAAGCAGCTAAAATCACCACCTCACTTCTGTAAGTACTTGACCCTAATTTTTTACGCGACTACTTTTTTAGGTGCTAGGACCCATTTCGGAAGTTCCCGCTAAATACTTACATGCTTAACTTACTGCCTATCATTCCTTGTCAAGGTCGATCTCAAGAAGAAGCAATTGTTGGTTACCGACGCAACAGAACATGGGCTCTATGCTGGTATGTGTTCTACATTGTAGCTGTAACAGCAATTGCATTTTTAGTCTGTTCACTCAACTAAAAAATTTTTGCCTCGGTCACACTGTGACAACAACAAGACTAACACGCACCCAAGGTACCGCTCGTTGGATTCTCTACACTACAGACGTCAATTTCAATCACAGATTATCCACCTTACACGCATAGCCGATCACCATTCACAACTGTACTGCACACAAGGCAAACACAAAGACCTTGTTCGCTACCGCTCAGCTGTTCTAGATATAATCACGCTCAAGAACAGTATACTAGCATGGGAAGCTGAACATAAGTAACAGTGTATATACACTAGCCTTTAAACTGTAGTGCAGCGTCTCAATCCCGTTTTTCAGTTTTAACAGTGTGTATACGCTATCCATTCGAGTAGGGACATGCTAGTATATGCTTAAAGTCAGATTGAACTATCACGGTGATACTACTACCAAGTATTATACTACACACACTTCCAACACACACAGCGAGCGAATCTACTATCAAGATCTTCTTACCAGCAATGCTGAAATCAAGTTGTTTACTTTGAATCTACACTGTGTACAGTTGGATCATTGTACACTTCAGTTTGAGTCTGATGGTTGTGCAACACTAGCACTGCTTGCACTCTCGAATAGCGCCGCATACACTCCCCAGTTAATTGATTAAGAGTCTTTAAATTACTAACCGTGCTTTAACATATAATGCATAGTGTTGCATTAGCTGTGTCGCTATGGTTGTGCTATTTTAGGTTGTGTATGTGGGGTATAGTAGTTGTGTACTACTTGACATATTTGCTGTTGTAAACGCTAATTTTTGAGCAAAAAGCGTTTACCGCTTCGCGGCTGTTCGGCCTACTGATCTGACAGGTTGTTGATAAAGTTACGCAACTTGGTTGAATCAGTGTCCGCACGTACTTTGCCTATGCTAGCACCTGCACTTGGATCATTATCATCTGTGCTAGTAGTGTTAGTACGCTTGAGACTATTAACAATGCTGTTGCTTGCACTAGGGTTGTTAGGACCTGTGTAGTCATCTTGTTCATCTTCATCTAGATCATATATGCGTAGACTGTCTACACTAAAGCCTAGATCAATCTTAGCACCTACACCACTTGATGAACGTGTCTTCATTAGCTGTATTTGATAGCGACCACGTTCACGCATTGCTCTGCTTGTAAAGATACCAAACACGTTGTCTGCTGTTTGTATCTTGCTGAGTCCACCTGATATGTGCGAGTGATCAAACTCAATCTCTTCTACTGCTCCACGATTCAACTGTGCCGCTGTAACAAACACTGTGTTCAATTCCATTGCTAGGTTACGTAACTCTTCTGATACATACTTGTCTTTGATAAACAAGTTCTCAGCACTTACCTTTGTGCTTGCTGGCATTAGTAGATCCAAGTAGTCAATCAATAGTACATCTACTTTCTTGCCTGTTTTAATTTCATACTCTTTAATATAGCTTCGTACATCATTGGCTGTTTTACCTGAGGGCATATACTTCACTTGTATAGCACCACTCTTCTTACCAATCATCTTAACTTTCATTTCAACTTCATCAATGTTCTTAAACACATCACGACTTGCAATACCTGTGGTCATTGAATCAAGTCTCATACTAACTAGGCTCTCTGCAAGCTCTAGTGTCAAGTATATTACGTTAAGACCTTTCTCAGACATGTTAACACCAATGTTAGC